TATCCAGAAACGCTTCTTCTAGGTCTTCACGATCCAGTTCGCGAATAGCGAATGCAGCGGCATGGAGAGCAAATTCAGCATCCATGCTTATTCCTGGGGCATTGGCGTCCATTAATTGATCCAATCCATGCCTTCAGTTTAACAGCTGTGAACTAAATTGGCTTTAAATCGGGTAAGGAGGTTGTTGCAGGGGAGCACTACGCTGATCTACCGTGAAACTCGGAAGGTCTGGGGCGCCGTCAAAAATACCGGGAATCAGATCAGGTAAGCGTTCTGTGACATACTTTTGCAGAAAACTTTCGGAGGCTGGAGGATTCATGGATATTGAGGCGGCGTCCGAGCAGGAAATTACTGGTAGCATATATGCCGCCAAAACTCAAGCCAAATACCAATAAAATTGGGACCACTTGCGCTACTGCCCTTAAACAACTACCATTTTAAACGGAATAGTACTTGGAGCAGGATGTCTGACCAACTGGCGATGGACCTGACAAAGGCAGCGGTAAGCGGCGTGAGTAAAACGCAAGCTGCAAGTTTTTTTAAAAAAACGCACGACATTAGTGATAATGAGTTTAAAAAACTTTTGCAAATTTGTAATTTTAAAACAAAACCTTCGCGCATTGATTACAATTACTTTTATAATTTACCTGTTACACAAAAAGCTAAACAGTTTTCTTATCCGTTTACCCAAATATACACTTGCGAAGAATTTTTATCTCCAGGTATTTGCAAGGCCTTGATTAACTTAGTTGACAGTAGGCTGCGCCCATCGACCGTTTCTAATCCAACGGATGATTCCGTGGTCTCTGATTACCGCACCAGTCAAACCGCAGATCTTAATTATTTTGAATCTGATGCTTTGATGCGACTGGATCAACTTATTACTGAGTACGTTGGGATCAAACCGTTCTTAGGGGAAACCTTGCAATCACAGAAGTACAACCCAGGGGAATACTACAAAGAGCACTGTGATTTCTTTTTTCCATTAACTAAAGAATTTAAAACTTATACCGAATGGATGGGGCAAAGAACGTGGACCTTTATGTGCTATTTAAATGACGTAGAAGAAGGCGGCGAAACGTATTTTAAACACCTTAATTTAAAAATAAAACCAAAACAGGGAATGGCTGTCATTTGGAACAATTTATATAAAAACGGCTTGCCTAATCCTAAAACACTGCATGAGGCCCTTCCACCAATCAGCGGAAATAAGTACGTAATTACTAAGTGGTTTAGAAGTTGGAGCCTGGTTTAGTTGGCAGCAATACTAAACTTAACAGTGGCGTTTGTTCCGCCTGTTTCGTGAAAAAAGTTACCACGAAGATATCCAACCGGGAAACCACTAACGTTGTAAGCATATGTTCCATTTTCCGTAACTGTGTTAGATATCATGGCGCCAAAATTAGTGCCATCAATGCTGCCGTCAAGCCGCACTACCACTGAAGTATTAATATTTGTCACCGTTGCGGTCAACGTGTAATTCCTTGTTGACAGGTAATTTATAACAAAAACGTCAACGTTTTCAGTAACCCCAGGTTCGGTAAGCGCAGGAAACGTGGCAATTAACGTCTGCTGATGACTTTCAAAATAACTCAATTGAGCCTCCTACTGGGGTAACCCGTGTTTACAGGGCAGATACCACAAAAGTAACTGATGGCGTGCCTGTGCTAATAGAAACTAAATTACCACGAATTTGTTTTAGCGGCCGGCCTGTATAGTTATAAAAATATGTGCCGTTAGCAGTCAGTGTTTTATCTGCCGTATCCAAGTTGAAAAAATTTGTACCGTCAAGAGTGCCTTCAACACGCACAACAACGTTTGTACCAATAGATGCAACTTTAACTTGCACGCCAAACGTAGTAGCAGCCAGTAAATCTTGCACCGCTACATCAAGTGCTGCAGTAGTGCCTACAGCAGTAAGCGCAGTCGGATAGAAAAAAACTGTATCCGCAAAAATAGGACTTACAGACATTACTTTTTATAATCTAGGTTGCTTTTAAGAAGCCACTGGTTCTTCTTATGTACTCTACCGCGCTCCACGCCAAGATCAAGGGTTAATTGATCTCCTATTTGTTCTGACATTTTAGCTAGCTCTTCAAATCTAGTAGCTAAAAGATTATGGTTTGTTGCCAGTTGAAGAATAATTCCTTCTTGATTAAAACAATTTTCCAAAGAAACTTCAGGCATGGTGGAATACACAAGGTCTTCCACTGTTTTAGGAGTAGCAATATCAAGACTGCGAAGGTGTTCGGCAACAGTGTCAATGCCGTCTTCCATCTCACTGTAAATTTTTTGTGTCAGTTTATGAATAGAATAAAACTTACCGCCCATCAAGTTCCAATGAACAAGTTGGGTCTGGTGATAGACGTATGTGGAATCCCGAAGGCACTGCGTTAAATGGCAGTAACAAGGGGTCGTCTTATCGATCGTGTTTTTAGCCATTTAATTCACCACAAATCATTACAAGCCCAGTATTTAGGCGTGTTTTTGTCCATCTGTTTATCACACCCCATTCTAGCCCTAAAGTTCTTACGCCGCTCGGGGTCTTTGTGCTGAGTGTAATCCTCATAACCGCGTCGTCCGTATCGAACAATCTTTTCTTCCTCGTCATGACAGGACTTCACAACCCATTTATGTGTATCTCCAGCTGGCGCACGCTGCGGTTTATTACACCGCATGTGCTCTTTAGCTAATCGTTTAGCTTTAGCGTGGTCGGCCACAGTTAAACGTAATTTTGTTTATTGGTGATTAAATTTTGTGGGGTCTGTCCGTTAGCAATTTGTTGAAATTCGTCGGGAATGCGGGATTTTGTTAACTCCTCAACAGCTTTTGAAATATAGTCATCTAAAAATTTTTTGCCAGACTTTGCTGGTTGCTGATCAGGTTGCGATCCATCCGAGGGTTGCATCATTGCAAATGTAAGGTATGGCCTGAGCCGTGGTAGTAAATCTTACGGAACAAGGTTTTTGTTCCATCCATTCTTTAAGTTTACCAACCCTTTGCTCTGAATAATTCAAGTTAGCGGGACCCATGTAATCAAAGACATGTTGCGAACCTTTGGCGCGATTGCAATTAGTACATGCACATGCCAAGTTGTTTCTGGTACTGTGACCGCCTTTGTGTTTAGGAACAATGTGGTCAATTGTGGCATCACGATCACTTAACTGTTTATCACAGTAAGCACAAGACCAATTCCAATCTTCAAAAATACTTTCTCGAAACCGTTTACGCGCAATTTTGGGGGTGAGAACAATTAAGTTCGCTAGTAAATCGTTTTCGCAGTGAAACATGAAAATGTCATGAATCCTTACCCAAAAATACGGTGCACACACCTGCCCTGTGCGCTATGCTTGTACCGAAAGGGAGCGTGGCGGAATCGGTATGCGCATCGGCCTTAAAAGCCGCTGGTCTTTGACCTTGGGGGTTCGAGTCCCCCCGCTCCTATTTAATCAGTTAAACCCGCTGCAGCGTCCTCGGCTGGATCGTAGTCAGCATCCTCCAGGAGTTTCAGCAGGTAATAGTGGACGCGGTCGGTAGTCCAGCGCAAATCCTCATCACTGACATCACAAATAATCGCATTCAACCGTAGCTCACGCGAGGGCTCACGTAAGTGGTCTGCAAGCAGCTCTAGGGCCCGGTAGCGGCCTGGTGTAAAGTCCCCCAACATGTTAATCAGACAACCCTGCAGAAGCTAACGACTCACACTCTAGTGCAGCTTCTTCTTTTTTTAAAATGTCAAGGATTTCCAGTGCCCCTGATACTTTTAAATAACCTTCTTTTGTTGCAATAAGAGTGGTTTCCGCAGTGCGGATCTGCTCGGCTAAATCAGCAAGTTGTTTCTTGAGACCGACTTCAAGATTTTGAATGGTAGACATAAAACATAAAATTTATTGCTATGTTAGCAGATTATTAACGCTTAACAAGTGGAGTAACAATACCCGCCAGTAGCTCAATAACACGATACCCACGTGGAACAAATCCTGAGGACACCCTGGTTCGAGGAAAAACTTTAGGTGTACGCGTAACATTAACAATGACAACCGCCAAAACATGTAGGGCTGTAATAACTTCAGTCAAGTTTTTTACGTGTTGAGCAAAATTTTGCATAGTCAGGGTGTTGCAGGAGGTGGGGATTTAGGTGCGCGTGGCGATTTAGGAATGGTAGGAGCGTTACGTGTGCGTGCTGTTCTTTCTTTTTTATCTTCTTCTTTTCTACTAACACCATAAACCGCTAAAACACTAGTAACCAAACTAGAAATAAAAGCAGCATCAACTTTGGCAAAACCCATATAACTAATTGTTAATACGGCTAATGCCCAAGTCAATACCCCCGCTGGAACAACAGTGGTAATTAATTGACGAAGATTGTCGTGATGTTTTTTCACATTTAAGCTAAATCTATGAACCAACCAGAACCATCACCTTCGACAGTCCAGCGTGCTCTAATTAAAGCATAACTGTACTGTTTGGCATGGCCATCAGTACTCGGATAAGTACCGGTTTTGTTATCAATTTCACCCCAAGGATCGTTAACAGTGAATTTTTGTGTACTGTCATCAAATCCCGTAATTAAAACCCAATGCCCACCACCAGACGGTGCGTTGCTTGGCCCATGATGAAGAATTCCAATTGGAATAGGAATTCCATTTTTAAGATTACGAACAAGATCTAAAAGTCTTCCATTCTGTTTAAAAACAGCTTTTAAGCCCAAGCCACGGAGAACTTTAACTTGAACACTGCTGTCTGTACTGTCCCCAATTGCAAAAACTTTTTTAACGTACTCATTATCATTTTTAACGGAACCTGGTTTTAAATACATCGCTGCCATTGCACACGAAGAAGAAAAACAAGTGCGGCTAGCATCACGATAGTTATCCCGTTGTGATTGATAAGGAACATCAAGAATTTTACGAGAAATGGTGTCTTTATCTACGTTTTCATTGCGACGCGGGACGACGCGCCCCGTCAAGCCTTCCCAGTGCTCATCGTAAACCCACCATGTACCCATCCCACCTGGTAACTCTAGCTGTGTGTGTTTGTCTTTCTGTGCCAATACTTTGCAACCCCTGTAATCGCGTCCTTGAACAACTTTTGCAAGTTTGTCATTAGATAAATCCGCACTGGCAACAGGTTCTTTTTTAAACCAAGTTTGTTGAGCGGAACGAATATCAATAGTTGTCACAGCACCAGGTGCGGTAGTCGTGGTTGAAGCTGCACCAGAACAGAAAAGCTTGATCTCGGCCTCCCGCCGGCGCACAAGGCCAGGCAACGGACCGTTATTGCCTTTGACCCATTTAGGCAGTTCTTCTTTTGCTACTTTATTCGGTTCTTCTTTATTGTTTAACCTTTTTCGTAAAGTGGACTCTTCTAAAGCACCTGAACCACAATTAAAAGCAAAAGAAACTAATGCGTCAAATTGAGTTTGAGTTAAGGGAACAGTAATCAAGCTGGAAACTGCTTTTTCAAACCGATCCAAATCTTTTCGTAAAAGCATATTTGCTTCTGCGTCAGTAATTGTCTGCCCTGAATAAACATCGGGTCCGGTGTGGCCGATTCCAATAGTCAAAATCCCCGCAGCACATACATAACTGTTTAAACGGCACCCCTCAAACTCGCGTACAAGTTTAATACCTGCGTCAGAAATTTTCACAACAATTATCTAATTCTTGTTTATTCTATAAGAATAAAACGTACCTCGATGTAAAATTAATATATCTCCAAAAGCTACTGCCGTGTTAAAACCTCAATGGATTTTAATTGCTGTTTTTGTCGGAAGTCCTGCAACGGCACAAGTTGTGACACCAAATTTCACAACTGGTACGGTAAATTCAACAACAACAGCAACACAAAACATAACAGAAACTTATCGAATCGAAACATATGGCGGCACGCAATATTCCGTAACCGGTTCCAACGTCACACCAACAGGAAACCTAGGTCCATCTGCAACGTATGCAGTAACCGATGCAACAAAAGACTTCAGTTACAGCCAGGTCAACCTCGATGCCGGGATCATCAGCACCACAGATTTAACACGCACTATTACTACTACCTCTGTTACCAACTCGTTGTCTGTCTTCTCGCAATAACACCGGCCCTGGGTCAGACTGGTAATACCAATGTCAATGCTAATCCTCAGGCCAGTTCTTTTGGTAGTGTTACAAACCAAGCCGTTCAAATAAACCAAGGCAGTTTTAATCAACAATCACTAGGTCCGGGTCTTATATGCAGCGGGCCAACAATGGTTTTTACTCCTTTTTATATTGGTAATTCACAATTTAATGAACAAATAATTTCCGGTAATTACGGCATTCAGTTATCTTTTAGTGTACCGTTAGATAAAGAAGCTGTTAATTTGTGTAAAGAATTAGGGCGCAGTAAGTTATCAAAAGAAAGATTAGATTACGAACTGGTAAGAATACTTAAGTGTGCTGAGTTTTATAAAGCTGGTTTTATTATCCACCCGGAATCTCCTTATGCGCCTGTTTGCGCCGACGTAATTCCAATCGCTGCCGTGACCACGTTGAAACCTTTTTCCCCCTCAACTTCTGTATTCGTTTCAAAACCTGAGTAATTGCTGGTTTAAATGCAGTTACCAGGTGTTTAAATACTGCAGTCGCCGACAAAGTTGCCGCTACGCTTATTGCACTTGTAGTGGCAGCAGCGCTGATAATCTCAGCTTTTGGCACTGGAATTTGTATATCCGTTCCAGGTAAAGTAATAGATGTGATCTCAGCTAAATGAGATGGACTATTTAATTCCGGTTTTAACGAAGGCGTTGACTCATCTTCTTGTACTTCTGGTTGTGTTGGTGGTGGGATTATTGCCTTTAATGGTGGTGGGGCAGCTGCTGGAATCTTCTGCTCCTCAGAAGAAGGTTTTTGTTCTTCGGACGAAGTAGTTTGAGGAGGTGTTTCGGTAGTGCCAGAGTATGGAAGAACAATCGGTGCATAACTTGGGACTTCAACACGTGGTAGATCCAGAGCCGGTTTAGGTAAAGGCGGTACCGTTGGTATTGGAATATTAGGGGGAAGTAGTTTATCCATAGATGAATTATTGCATCATGGATTTTAGTAAAATTGTAAGTGATCAATTAGAAGACGCAGCATCTCCTATTACTGGACGCGTAGATGAAATTATTACGCGTGTAAAAAAAATTGAAGTATTACTTGTGAACATTGATAACAAACTAAAACAACTGCAACCTGTTATTGATTTGCTAAAGAAGTTTCGCTTGTTGTAAAGGTCAGTAGTGAAGGGGACTACTCGATTCCAGCAGCAGTTAGCCGGGCCTCCAGAGCTTCGATCCGCTCCATCGCTTCCTGCAGCGCCTTGACTGCCTTCATGTAGAGCACCGAGTAGTTGACGGACTTGGTGACAGTGCCAAGGTCGTTGCCTTCCTCGTCGCGGTCGAGGGATTCGCTGACGAGACCAGGGGATACCAGCTCAACTTCTTGGGCGATAAGACCGATTTGGGTGTGGGTCTCTTGCCTAGTTTCTTCTTTGAAGTTGTACTTGCGAACCTGCAGAGCCTTCAGGTCATTCCACTGGGAAGTGGCGTCAACAATGTTCTCTTTTAGCTTGATGTCGGAAATAGCGCCGTAGGAGTTGTTAGTGTTTTTGACGTCGCCATTGAAGTTAACCCTGAACGAATCAGTGCCGCCATTGATGCCGCTCGCGCTGTGCGAAAAAACTATGGCTGGATTGCTGGATGCAGCATTGCCTGAAGCAAACTGAGCTGTTCCTCCCCCGGACGAAGTGAACTGACGAAACTCGCCAACAGCGGTTAGCC